GGATACGCGCGGCCCATACTCCGGTGACGTCCGCTGCCTTGAGAGATAGCGTGTATTTTCCCGGTGGAAGCGGGAACTCAAAATCCTGCCAAAAAGCGTGGGTTGTTGACGACGCTGTTACCGTAGAGGTGAGCTTTACACCGCCGGAAATCGGCGCTGCGCTGCACTTCCCGGGGGAATACCATCTGTCGACCGTGTAGCCGGAGGTGTATTCAGCCTGCCCGCGCTGATTTATACGGAAATCCGGATTTATCAGCAGGTTCGGATTGCTGTAATTCACCGCGTTCCACGCTGCCTTTTCAGTGGCGGTAACGTGGATATCCGCGTTCCCTGCATGAGCCTCAATGGCGGCTCTGGCTACGCTGTCAGCACCCGAGCCGCCGAAATATGCTGACGTCTTAAAAGGGCATGCGGTGTAATCGCTCCCTACAAGCTGAATCGAGCCAGTCCCGAGCAGGTACACTGTCCTGCAAGCCCCGTCAATCCTTACCGCCTGCCCCGCCGGAATGCTGACCACTCCGTCAGCTCCCGCCGTAACGCCCGGAGCAGTGGACGCGTACACGGTAGCCGTGCCGTCGTTCCTGAGCCAGGCGTTCGTCCCGCCGCTGTAATCTGCCCTGATTTCCGCGCCTGTGAGCGCTATCGTCTTTGATGTCATGTGTTACCTCCTATTTTGTGTTTTTTCATTAAGTACGCTGAGTTGTTACGCACCGTTGCTTCATCGTGATATTGCGAGCCAAAAGCACACATTACAAAGTCACAAATTGTTGGTGCGTCCAATCTTGTTGACCCGAGATACTCGTTGTTGAGGTACATCATATTCGCGTACTGCCCGGTCATGCAGTTACCGACATGCCCAACAAGAGCGCCATCAATGTAAAAATAAGTAACACCGTCCACACGTGTAAAGCAGTACACATGGTACTCGATACAACTTACGTTTGTTTGCTGAATATCATACGCTGCAGACGAAAAGTACAAATTGCCATCAAACTGCAATAAACCGAAACCATAATGCTCAGAATTAGACAGCTGTGAAAGCCTCTTCGTGATAATGCAGTTGATAACCTTACTAACCTCAGACTTTACTATGGCATACACTGTACTTGGCTCAGCGCAAGCGAACGTACCGTACTGACTAGCTGTAAAGTGCACTGCTTCACCGTTCTCCGAAGCGCCTGAAAGAATGATATCGTTGTACCCAGTAACTGAATTCTTCCAGCGCAGGTTCGCAATATCCCGCGTATCTGGCGTGAACATTCCGAATATTCCGTCCATGATAAATGCCGTCTTGCTTATTCCTCTGCACATTGCCACAGCCCAGAACACCGCGTTATGCGCAGCCACATCGGTTATACCCGCCGAGATTTCCGGCTCGAACTCGTTCCCCGCGCTGTCGCTTATTTTGGATATCAGTCCGGTTTCCGCGTCCTTTTCTATCGTGTACGTCGTGCCGTTGAATTTTACCGAGGCGTCGGTCAGGTACTGGTATTCGGTGAGAGTAGCAGACGTTGCCCCCGCCGCCACCTGCTTCTCCGTGGCCTCCTGCCGGTTCTTAGTGCTCCGGTTCTGCGCCTTGCTTTCCGCCGTGCAGGATATCTTCTCGACAAAGCCGCTCGTGCAGGTCAGCGACAGCTCCTGTTCCATGACTATCGCCTTTTTCTGCGTTCCGTCCGCGTCCTCGACCGTGAACACATCGCCCGGCTCAAGGATATTCTCCGCAGGCATTTCGAGTGAAACCGCCGAGTAATTCAACCCGCCGAGCCTGTTCCATGCGTATTCCGCGATACCGACCGTCGCAAACGGGTCATACGCCGTCACTATGCCGTCGGCGGTTTCGTCGTACTCAGAAGCAGTGCCGTCGATGTAGATTTTATCGTCGCCGCCGCGCTGGAGCAGTATCCCCTTGACCGTGTATCCGCTTCCACCTGCTATATCCAGCGAGTAGCACCGTGCGTGCTGAACAGTTTTTCCGACCTCCTCATAAGCCGGAAATTTCAGCACCTCAGACGGCGAGAACCGCGCGTTCCTGCCATGACTTGCCGCGATGTAGCTGATAAGCTCCTGCGCCGTGTAGCCGTCTGGGGCTTTCTCGACCGTGATATCCTCGCAGACAAAATCGGTCGTGACCCCGGCGCGGGCACAGAGGTAATTCAGCATTGCCTGCATTTTGCAAGGAAACGTCGGCGCGGTTGCCTTGCTGGTGTCCACCCAGCTCACGCGCTTGTCGAGCCTGCTCATCATGTCGTAAGCCTTGACCGCAGTAACGCCGTTGCGAGTGACCGCCTCGTCAACGTAGAACGTCCCGAGCTTCACCCAGTCAAGCACCGGAGCTGTGCAGCGGTAAAAAACCTCAACTTTTTTCAGCCGCCCGTTGAAAAGAGTTGTCGTCTTAGTTTCGAGCGTGAGCATGTCCGACATGCACGCGCCTATCTGGAGCTGATCGGAGCAGCTCCGCAGGATATCAACGCTGATAACGTCCCCGAGCCATAGCGTGTCCGGTTCGGCGGAATTGCCGTAAACCTTGACCATAACTCCGAACTGCCGCCCGGAGCTCTGCACCTGCGCAAGATATTCGTCTGAAACTGTCCTCATATCACATCTCCTCGAACACCAGCGAGATCTCGCTGCACATTACGTCGTCGCCGTCTGCGTAAAGCACCGGGGTCGGGATATCACCGCTCAGGTGAACAGAATACACGCTGCTGTCAACGCTGACATTGAACGTTATCGGCTTTATGACCGCCTTTATCTCCTCCCACTTCGCAAGAGGAACGATCGGGAACTGCACCGAAATGCGCTTCTTTGAAAGCTCGGAGATACGATCTACCACCAGCGAGCCGTTCAGCGTCTGGTTTACCGACTGGCTCCGGAACGTGTCCGCGATATCCGGCGGCAGGATAAATTTGCTGACGTCGATATCGCCTATTTTTAGTATCATGATACCTCCTAGAAATTGAATGGCGATTTGCCGGAGCGCTTCGCCATGATGTTGCAGTCCCGCACGCACGCCTTGCCTATCGTCAGGTCGCCGGCGGTCAGCTCGATGGTGATATCGCCGAACGCGTCCTCAAACCTCTCGACCTTGCGCTGCAGTTTGGTTATCGCGTTTATCACGTCGGCGAGGTCGGTCTCCTTCGAAGCGGACGAACTTTCCGCCGCGCCCGATATCGCGCCGGTCAGGGCGTTTATCTGGTGCGCGGAGGTCGTCTTTCCGAGGACGTCCTTGCCGATAAGGGATTTCAGCGCGGCTGTCTGGTCGTTGTCCCACATGGTAGGGACATACGACGTTATGCTGATGAAATTGCCCTGGTTGCCTGTGGAACTGCTCGAACCGCCTGAGCGGGTCTTGGTTTTCGATGTGTCGGCGGTTGGGGTGTAGGGCTTGTAGGTGTAGGTGCTTTCATGCTCGGGTTCAGCGGGCGTTTCTTCTGCGTGAGCGGCTGTATTACCACCGCCCGACTTTTTCCGATAGTAGTCTGCCTGCGTTTTTGAGCCATATATGAGCTGCTTCTGCTTTGGTGCGGTCAACTCATTGAATGTGCTTTCTATCTCCTCGAACTCCGTCATTTTCGCGTACATATCGTCCCGCGCCTGAACGAGCTGATTGTAAATAGCGCTGTCGAACGCGTCTGTTCCGACATACTTTTCCATGCGGCTGACCATTCTAGAAAGCGCTTCATACCGCTCACGGTAGGTAGTTCCCGCCTTGAACTTGTAATCGGTCGTTGAGAAAAACATTGAGCTGGTTATCCCCTCATAATTCCCGCCGGATTCGTCAATGAACCACTTCTGGAGATATTTGTGCAGGTCGCTGTTGGAATCGGTATTATTCAGCGACAGCGCCCATTCCGTATCCTGCGCGTCCTGCGCGGTGTAGTATGCTGCTTTCGCGTCAGCTTCCGCAAGCTCGCTTTTGCTGTTGATGAGCTCGCCCAGCAATGAAAGCTGCTCCTCATACTTGCCGTTAACAAGGTCGATTTTCGCGGCCTCCTGACCGTAGGTGTCTATCAGGGCCTTTTGCAGTTCCTCAAGTTTTTCCTTTGTTTCTTTGGCGTCATCAGCAGAATTTTTCAATGCCTTGTACTGGTCGGAAAGCTTTTTTACTTCCGTTGCGGCGTTCGCGGAATCCTTTGCGGTTTCGTTAAGCTGCATAGCCTGATTATGGAGCTCGTTCACCTTTTCGGCTGAGGTTTCAGTGGTATTGTTGAAAGCCACAAGCGCGCCTATCGCGCCCGCCGCAAGCGAGGCTATCAGCACGAACGGATTTGCTGCGCCTGCAACATTCAGGGCTATCTGCGAGGCTGTCGCCGCGTCAGTGATGGCCTTGAATGATTTTAGCGCGGAAACCGCCGCCGAAACAGCGTTTCCTATCTTGATAACGGTATTGAACGTGATGAGTGCCGCTACTATCGCCGCGATAACGTCACGCATTTCCCATGCTACTTTGATAGCCTTGCCGATAAAATCGACCGCACCTTTGAGCGCGGATATCAGAGTAGGCAGGTGCCGCGCCGCAAAGTCCGAAATCTTGGCCGCGATGTCAGCGGCTATCTCAATGAGCGGCGGTAGCAGCTCTGATATTATAAGCGTGAGCGGGTCGATGAGGTCGAGCAACGATTCAACAAGTGGCTCCGCTGCGTCCAACAGCACCGGAACGACCTCGTCGGCTATCTTGCCGAGCTTGTCAATGACCTCCGAAACGACCGGGATAAGCTCGTCGCCAAGCGGCTGTATCAACAGCTCAACCTGCCTTTTCAGCCCGCCGAGCGCGTCCGAGAGCGAACTGTAATTTACCTCGACTATCTCGTCCACAGCTCCCGCACAGTCGTAGGCGCTGTCGGAGATATCGCCGAGCGCCTTAACCGCGTCAGCGCCGAGATCCTCCCACATGGTCCCGAACAGGTTTACTCCTGCTTCGTTCTGCGCGATGGGGTCTTCCATATCGCCGAGAGCCTTTATGATTGTCTGGAACGCGTCCCGGGCAGCGTCGCCGCCCTGCGCGAACTTCTTCGCCATATCCTCCGCGTCGTAGCCGAGGGCTTCAAAGCCTTTTTCAGTCGTGTCCGAGCCGTCGATAGCGCGGATAGAAAACTCCTTGACTGCGTCGCCTATTTTATCGAGGTTCCATGCTCCGTTCTCCGCGCCGTTCGCGAAGATAGTGAACATATCGTCGGCAGAAAGCCCCAGCTTTTTGAACTGCACGGAGTACTCACTGATATTGTCCAGCAGCTCTCCGGAGTAGTCGAGGCCGTCCTGCGCACCCTTGGCGATATAATCGAACGCGTCCTCGGCAGCTATACCGAAGTTCTCCACCATAGCTTTAGCGGCGCGGGAGGTCTCGGCGACGTCCATATCGAACGCGTCCTGCAATGCGTAGGCGCTCTCGGTGATTTTTTCGAGCGGCTCCGCGTCCATTTCGCCGAGATTCTGAGTTATCGTGGAAATGCTCGCGGCGATGTCGTCGAAATTCTCGCCGAAGTTGTTGCCGTAAACTCCCTTTATCACCTCGGAGTACTTTTCAGCGGCAGCCGCGCCCTCGCCTGTGGCGCTGGTAACACGCTTGACTGCCTTGTCCAGGTCGTCAGCAGATCTTACCGCCGCCGTGCCTATCGCAGTACCCGCCGCAGCCGCTGCGGAAGCAGCCGCGCCTATTGCCTTGATAGCTCCCAGAGCCGCTTTTTCAACCTTATCTGCGGAATCTCCGATTATCTTCTCCGCGTTCTTGAGATCGTCGGGGAGCTTGCTGTTGTCGCCCCGGATATGATATACTACTTCTCCTTCGGGCATTTTTCCTCCTTTCGGGCATGAAAAAAGCACGCTGATTTCTCAACGTGCTTTGTGTATTTGATTTTGTTCAGATTTTAATACCCCACAGCCTCAACGCCGTAAACAGCCTGTGAATGAGTGAACCCCTCATACTCGAGCTGGTCGATAAGCCCGCTCTTTGAAAAGCTCATGATATCCAGGTAGTCAGCAGCTTTTTTCGCCGCCTGTTCATTCCAGTCAGCGCCGCAGTGGTCTGCTCCGTATGTAGCTTCGGAAGCCGAGTAGCCCTCGTATTCAAGCTGATTGATAAGTCCGGAATACGAAAACGCCATTATGCTAAGGTAGTCCTTGGCTTTGTTCAGCGCGTTGGTTTCGCCCATCGTTGCCTTGACTTCGACGGGTTTCGCGGTCTGCGGCTTTGCTGTAGTTGTCTGGACTGTAGTCACAGGCGCGGCGGTCGTTGCGGGCGCCGCCGTAGTAGTCGCGGCTGTCGTCTGGGCAGCGGATTCAGCGGCGCTCTGCAAGGAATTGTACTCGCTTTTCAGTTCCTCGTAGTCGGAATTCAGCGAATCATACTGTTTCTGCAAATCGTTGTGCTCAACGCTCAACTGGCGATACTGCTCGCGCAGGTTACTTTCCTCAGATTCAAGCGAATTATATTTCTCCTGCGATACGGAAGAACAACCGGCAAGCAGGGCGATTGCGCCGGCTGCGCAAAATGCTATTATCTTCTTCATAGGAAATTACCTCCAAAAAGTTTATTTCCTACATTATAGCACGTCCCTCCGGAAATGTCAATACAGAAATCATTCAGCCTGCGCCCGCAGCATATTGAACAGCCCGTCCCAGCCCCCGCCGTCCTGCGCCTGCGAAGCGCCCTTATTCGGCAGCGCATACAGCGTTTTCAGCTCCGTGAGCCGCCGGATATACTCCGCGTTGTGCTTGTTCGGAGCCGGGATATCCTCCGAGCGTATCCGCATTATCTGCTTCACCGGCGCGTCCTCCGGAAGCCCGTGGAACATCGCGAGGAACGCGCACCAGTGCAGCCGCCCGCACTCCTGTATCAGGTCGATACCGTAAGCCTGCCGGAACGACGAGTATATCTCCTCCGCGTCGAAGCTGAAATCAACGCACTTCTGCGGCTGCTTCTGCGTTGACAGCCTCCGCTGCGGAGGAGCTATCACCTCGTCCATAAGCTGTTGGAGTACCCGGCTCTGTACCTCCGGCGGCGGGGTTTTCCGGCAGTCCACGAGCCATGAGAAGCCCGCCTCCGTCTTTTCCTCCGGCGTGAGGTCGGGGTCGTCGAGAACGTCGTAGAACCTCAGCACCCGGTCGAACCACAGAGTCAGCCGATACTCCTTACCATCAACGGTAATGCGGTCGGGAAACGGCTCGTACAGCTTCATCTGAGCTTCTTCCCCCTGCGGTAGATTCCCTTGAGCTGCTCGCGGCGGCGGGCTATGCACTCGTTCACGCGGGGGAGGATCACGTCGTAGATATACGGCACTATCGCAATGGACATCTCAACGTAATTACCCTCGAAGAACTCGCAGATACGCTCCGCGTTTTCCCTGCCGAAACAGATAGCGAACACGCCCCGCACCGCCCTGCCGTACTGCTCATAAGCCGCCGTGTAGTCCTTATCGGAAGCCGCCTTTTTCAGCGCCTGCTCGGCGGTCGTGATGTCGGTGAGGTTCCTGCGGAGTTCCCCCGCGATGGCGTCGATGTCAACGACGAACTCCAGCGTTACGGCGGGCTTTCCGTCCTCTGCGCACAGCTCCAGAGTATCGCGTATCTTCTCCGATCTCTTTATCTGGTACATTTTCTGCTCCTTTCAGTATTAAAGCCCTGTCTTTTTCTCGCCGGTGTCGTCCAGATTTCCGTCCTCGACGGTGGGCTTGCCATTCATCGCCATGACTACAGTTACGGCGTTCGGCGCGGTGGATTCGCCGCCTGCAATGGCTATCTGCGTGAGCGTTACCGGACAGGTGACTATCTGCCCGTTGCGGTTCATCTTGATATCGGTAACACGCGCCGCGCCGGGGCTCCACTGAATCTTGTCGAGATAAGCGCACACCGGGTCGCTTGCCATGAAGTCGCCCTGAAGCGTTATAGTAGGCTGGAATCCGGTAACTGTGCTGGAGCTGTAACCGCCGTCGCTGAGGTAGGACGCGGAATACACGTTCTCGTTCAGCGCGTTCGCGCAGTTCTTGAACGCATTGCACATGGACTTATAGGTCGCGCTGTCACCTGTGGGCGTGGTGTTGATGAACACCTTGACCTCGTGGTTAAGCTCAACACCCGCGACCTTGGGTAATGTCTGGGACATAGTAATTCTCCTTTCAGTCGAAAAATTCGGAATTATGAATGCGGAATTCGGAATTTCGGTGCCGCCTGCGGCGGTTATTTAAATACGTCCCACGAAGTGGGACACCTTAATTCCGAATTAAGAATTCCGAATTCCGAATTAAAACTTGATTCCGGGGTTCTTCGCACGGAACGCGGCTTCAACGCCGGAAATAGCGGCGCTGCCGTTCCCGCCGGAAACCCCTGTTGTTGTCGGCGCTGAACCTCCCGCAAACTGCGGATACTTTTTCAGCACCTCGTCGATTGCCTTTTCAAGCGGCATGTCGTCGCTGACTTTAAGCGAAGCCAGCGCTACTACGTCGTCCGCCGCGTCGGGCTTTACGCCCTTTGACGTGGCGAGCAGCTTCGCTTCCAGAGCGGCGGCTTTCTTCTCGGCTGCGTCCGCGCGGTCGGACTGCGCCTTGATAGCTTCCGCGGACTTCTGCTCTGCGGATTTCTGGTCGTCCTGCCACTTGTGGAACGCTTCCAGTTCCTCCTTGCCGGGAAGTCCCCTGCGTTCGCGCTGAACGCGTGCCTTAATGAGGTCGTTGACCTCGTCCTGCGTGAATGTTTTTGCCGCCCCCTGCGCGCCAGTTTTGCGCACAATACCGTCCGGGTTTACATCGCCGAGAATGTTTTGCGCAAAACTTTGCGTAGATACGTTAGGATCACCTCCGGCGGTCTGAGTGCCGCCCTGCTCCTGTGTGGTCTGGGTTGTCTGTTCGTCTGCCATTGTTGTTACCTCCGTTTAACGTCCGTATGACTATTTTCCGCGCGGCTTTTAATGTCGTCAGCGTGTTTCGGACAATAAAAAAGCGCCGTGCTTATCGCATAGCGCTTGATTATTCGTTTGAGATTCTAGCTATTATTTCAAGCTCCCGTTCGCTGAGGTGCCAGCGTTCTGCTTTCTCGCGTTCTGCTTTCTCGCGTTCTGCTTTCTCACGTTCTGCTCTGACTTGTTCAGATACAAGCCAGCCGCAGCCGAAAACAGCTTTTTTAGCCGCTCTCTGGGAATCCAGAGCCGAAACACGCACGCTTGCGGAGCGGGGAACAACGAACTCTATTCCGTACCTTGCATAGGGATAAATCGCCGCCGTTGTCACCAGCTCCAAAGGATATGAGTATTTAGGAACGTGCTTTCTAAGCGCTGCGGTGTTTGCGGTATTCGCTTCATCGACCGCCTTGTAAAGCGTTGGAGAAGTCCGCGCCCTTATCTCGTGCGGTTCAAGGTTTGTAACGAACGACGTGCAGATAACCGCGCCGTTTTCGTATTCTATATCAACGCCTACCGGAAGTACTGTGCAAAAGTCACCATATCGGCAGCTTGTCAGAGTAGGAGCGAACAGGAAGAACTTTATATTTCGCTCAACGTAAAAGCGCACGATTTTTGAGAGTATGGAAAACGGCGGATTGTCCACAACAACAACACCGCCGCTGTAATCTTCCTTTTCATAGTCGCCGCCAGGGTAGAACGGACGCATAAACTTCGACTTGTCGAGTTTGTACTCGTTCGCCACCCAGTCCGCTATTGCCTCATACACAAGCGGCGGTGTATAGCAGTCGTCGGTCGTTTTCTTGGGCTTGAACTTCTCGATGAAGCCCTCATAATCTTCAAACTTTTCTTTGTTCTGGCTTGTTGCCATTTGTCCCTCCTTTGCAGGGCATAAAAACAGCGCCCCGTTGGAGCGCTTGGTTATTGGAATGGAAAAGCACCCTGTTTGGCGCAGGGTGCGAGAAAAATTAAGCTATTATACGGACAATTTCAGACGGAGAAATCAACTTTGTTTCGAAATCTCCGCCGGTATCGACATCAACGACATAATCGTCGCCAATACGGTCAACAACGGAACCTTTGCGCCCGTCTTTAAGCAAAACAGTATCATAGAGTTTAATCGTCATCTTTCTTCGTCACCTTCTTCTCTGTCACATACGCGCTTGTGAGCCGCGGTTCGGTCTTGCCGTTCTCAATTATCCAGCCGGTACAAACATTAGCCTGCTTGCCGTTGGCGCCGGTTATGCGCATTACATACTCATAAAGCTGACCGTGGTCGTTTGAGCCTTTCAGCTTTAATGCACTTTCATCAAGGTTTGCGGATATGTTATCAATAAGTTCCTGGTAGTTGTCCATTGTATATCCCAGAGCTTCGCGGAAAGCGCGGGCTTTGTCTGGTTGTTTCAATGGATCGAGCGCATATTTTGTGAACTTCTCTTTCGGAATTTCAGCGAAATACTGCAAACTTATTCTTATTGGCTGCCTTGCTTTTATTATACCACTTCCTGCGGATTTGTCAAGAGCCTTGCCGAGCTTTTTCTGCCATTCATCAAAAGAAAGCACTTTTGAGCCGGAACTCTCTTTCCATTCGCCCGGGTCAAAATATCTCCTGATGTAATCCGGAAGGTCTTCACGATGAGTGTAATAAGCTCCATAGGCTTCTGCCCAAGCTTCATTAGTAGATTTTAGAATACCAAGTCCCGTTTCTCTCTGCCACCTAGCAGCGTCTGCGCCGAATGCCGTCGGCAGTCCGTACTTGTTCTGATAAACGTGACCGCATTCGTGGAAGTCTGTCACAGCGCCATCTGTGTTAAAATGCCAGCCATGACCGTAACGCTGAACATATTTTTCGTTAACTTCCTGCTTTGTTTTGGTAAGGCTGTCGATTGATTTGAAACTGCGTGTATTTACAGCGACAATCGCTTCGCCAGACCCATCAATGCTTGGCGCATTGATATTTACAGCGCTCAGGTTGATTTCGTACGGCGCTACCGTTACAGCGTAAGCGTTATTCTGCGCTCTTCCTAACGGCGCTCCGGTAACCTTAGTGTATTTCTGCAAATCGGTAACCAAAACAGGAGCGGAATCATCGGGCAATGTGCTGATTGCCATGTTTAGGTTGTTTGCACGTTCGGTGGTGAATTTCGAATAGTCAGCATACTTCACACCAAGTTTCTGTGCGTACTCCTGCGCCTCCTGCACGGTCTTTGCAGGAGTGAAGCTGCTCACGGCTGATACCGCCTGCGGGGCGACCGTCGCCTGCGGTTTGTTCATCTCCGCAGCCATAGCCGCGCGGCGGGCGCTGTCGTTGTCTGGCTTCACGCTTCCGTAAGTCCTCACCCTATCCGACCGATATTTCAGCCCGTTGCTGTCGCAGTAGGATTTCAGCGCCTTGTTCTGCTCCGCCATCTTCCTGCGGACTTCCTTTGCGCCCTCGGTATCGCCTGCGGCTTCGAGCATATCCGCTTCCGTTTTGGACTTCCGCACCTTGCGCTCAAGCTCCCGCTGCTTGCAGACCTTGTTGTACAGCGCTTTATCTTCCTCGTCGTCATACTCGACCGAGGACTTCCGGAACAGCCCGTCGGAAACTCCCCTCGGACGATGCCCGCAGTTTATCCCGAACAGCCCGTCCGGCTCGCCGAAGCTCGTCTGCGACAGCGGGATCACCTTGTGCTTTCTGCCGTTGATGTCGGTTATCTCGGTAGTCCTGCCGGAGCGTGAAATCAGCTTGCCCTGCCAGGGGCGGCACTTCGGACGGCTTCCAGGGTGAGAGCTCACCTCGAACACGTCCTGCCCCAGGCTGTCCATAGTCGAGAACTGCGCTTCCAGAGCCGTATTCTTCACCGTCGCGCGGATATCCATGTTGACGTATGCCTCCGGCGACCATTCCCGCCCCGACTTGTCTACGAACGCCGGAATGCCTTTCTGCGCCATCTCGTGTATCGTCGTGCGGACCGCCTTTGTACGGCTCTCTGCGCCGGATACGACCGAAGCCGTGTTGCTGTTCAGAATATTCAGGACGTCCTGCTTGTTCGTTATCTCGGACTGCTCCCGGCGCTGTTCTGCGGTTTTGCGCAAAATACTGCCTTGGCTTGTACCCGCCAGTTCCGTGTTGCGCAAAACCTGCCACTTATCGGCGACCGTATTCACAGCGCGGACGAACGTGCTTTCAGCCTTGTACTTCATCACGGTGTTGACCTGGTTGTACACGTCCTTAGCCTGATTGCGGTAGTGCTTGACGGCGTTCGCGGCGCTCTCGGCGAACCGCTGGTCATGCCACATGTTCTGGATTCCGTCCTCGGCGAGCGTATCGTCTATCGCCTGCCGGACGGTATCCGCGACGTTCCCGGGAATGCCCTTTGTGCCTGCCGCGATTATCTTGTGCGCGTCCTGCCGGAGAAGCCCGTGCTTTGCAAGCTGCTTTAACTGCCATTTGCTGACCTCGTTGAGCTGGTGGTCGTCGTTCAGCGAAAGCTGCCGCGCTATCCGGACGAGCAGGCGTTCCTCAACGCTCATGTACGCGTCGGCGATGGGAGCGGCGAGGTTCAGGGCTTCAAGGGCGGTCATGATTCGTCACCGAAGAAATCCGCAATATTACCGCCGCCGGATTCCTGCGACATGCGCTCAAGCTCCTCCCGGGCGGTGGCTTCGTCGCACTTCTGGACTTCCATTATCGCCTTTATCTTGGATTTCAGCCCCGCCGAAACCAGCTTGATGTTGTTGTCTATCAGCGTGTTGTCGTCGATGATGATGTTGTCGTTCCAGCCGACCGTTACGCTGTACTCCCGCGCGGAAAGCTCCCCGGACATCACCCCGAGCTGAATCAGCGCGTGAACGACCGTTTCTATCGTTTCCGTGAGCAGGTTCTTGTTGTTCTTGACGGTGCGCGCCGTCTTGCTCTCCTGGGAGATTATCTCGGTCGCCGTTTTCATGCCCTGCTGGACGTCAAAGCTGAACGTTCCCGCCGACAGCCCGGTCTGCATGCACAGAATATTCAGATACGCGTTGATGGCGCTGACGTGCTGTTCTATGCGGAGTTCGGTCGTGTTGTCGGTGATTTTCAGGTTCTCGCCGTCCTCATGCCGGAGCGCTATGAACGCTTCGTCGTCCGCGTCAAAGTACCGGACTATCTCGCCGCTGTCAGGGTCAACCATGGTCTGAATGCAGTTGCTCGGCACGATTATGCGCTTCTTGCCGAGAACGAACTCCCGCTGGAAGCTGTCGAACACCGTATCAAGCGCCCGGAGCGTATCTATGCAGTTCGCGTAAACGGACATTCCGAGCGGCGTGTCGTAGTCCGAGTTATTGCTGACGAACGGTCGGAAATACGCGAAAACCGGCTTGCCGCCCTCATAGACGACCGGATTCTGCAAATCCGGGAACATCTCCGCAAGCGGGCATTCCTGCCCGAGCTCGCTGTCAGAAGCCGCCTTGAACAGCTTGAACTCCGACTTTCCAGGCTGCATGTACTCCAGCAGATGAAAGTAGTCCCTGCCTTTTGTGTAAGTCCCCGAAAGTATTCCGGACTGCACTCCGGAGCCGTCCCAGCTCACCGGGACGAAGCGGTCGGCGGTGATGTAGTCGATCCTCGGTTTCCCGCCGCTGAGGTAGCATTTCAGCACCCCGCCGCCCATAGCATACGCCTTGCTGAGCAGTTCCGGGAGCTGTTTCCAGAAACCGTTCGCGTTCAGCGCGCTGTTTATGTATCCCTGATATTCCGGGCAGTCGAGCGTTATCTCGCACTGCTCCGAAAAGGTCAGCGCCGCGAGGTTATCGCAAAGCACCTTAGCCATATTCAGCCGCAGGAGCTGTCGCTTTCCCCGCGAGAAAAGCCCGCCCTTTGCGGTCTGCCGCCACTCCGGGTCGTCGCGGTATATGCGCCGCCACTTGTCTATGCAGGCGCTGTAGTATTCCGAGCCGCTGAACTCCTGCCCGAATGCGGCGGCTATTTCATTTGCGTTCATGTATTCCTCCAAATTCTATGAGCCGGTTCGCGTGCGGTTCGAGGGCGTATTCCAGCGCGTCAAGACTGTCAATGTTAGTCGAGCCGTCGTCAAGGCGCCTGTCCCTGGTCGGCGATTTGCTGTCCCAGACAGCCTCTGAGAGCGCCGCTATGGTGTGTTTGCACCTCCGCAGGATAAAGAACCTGCCCTGCGACATGAGCATGTCACAGAGCCGTATACGGTCGATTATCTCGCCCTTGCGCGCGTTGCGGACTTCCACCGGGATATGCCGCGCGAACACCTCGGTGCGTATGCCCTTGATGAGCGTGGTCTCCGCGCTGTCGCACCAGATGGACGTCGCCCTGACCTGCGCCTGCGAGCGCTGAACGAAACCGCAGACGTCGTCCGTGAGCATTCCCGGGTCGATTACTTCCTTGCGGTAGTACTCGTCCAGAATCACGATACTGCGGTACCCGCGGGTTATTCCCACAAGACACCCCGCGTGCGCCGAGCCGTTTCCGCCGAAGTCAAGCCCCATCGTTCCGATGAAGATATCCTGCGGGACATCGTCGAGAATGAAGCGCTCCGGCTCGTCCGCGAACTGGCGGTAGATAACGCCGTCAGCGGACTTCCATTCCCCGAGTATGTACCGCTTGAAGAACACGCCGGTGTACATACCCCGGTAGCGCCCTTTGACGGCTTCCGAGAGCGACAGGTTGTCGTCCATCGTGAAATGGAGATACAGCAGGCGCTTGTCCGCGCGCTTGTCTATCCAGCCGGTCTTGAACCAGTGCGCAGGGCTTCCGGGATTGCAGTTGAACCAGAATTTTGAGCCGTCCACCGAGCAGCGCCCGGTCGCCTGGTTGACGAAGCTCTCCGGCATGAGCGCCACCTCGTCGAAGAACACCCCCGCGAGCGTTATGCCCTGAATGAGATCCTGGGAGCGCTCGTCCTTGCCGCCGAACACGTAGAAGTAATTTTCTGTGCTGCCTCTGCGAACAATGACAAGGTTCTCGGTGCGCTGCTCCGACACCGAATACCCGCGCGAACGGAGCATGAGTTTCAGCCAGAACAGGACGTTGCGCCGGAACGAGCCGATAGTCTTGCCGCACATCGCGAAGTTGCAGGATTCGAACTCCGACATAGCCCAGATAACGAAACCGAGCGACATCGCGACGGACTTCCCCGAACGGATAGCGCCGTCGGCGATAATGCCGTTGTAGTCCCGCACCGGGGACGAGCGGCACCACCAGTTCAGGACTTTCCGCTGCTTCTTCGAGAACGGCTTGAACCTGAACACCGCTTTAATCTTCATCGTTCCAGTCCTCCGCAGCAGAGCCGTCCAGCGCCGCAAGGAAGCCGTCGTCCGGGGACTGCTCCTCCTCGCCGGAGAGCTTCTTCTCCTGCAATGCTGCCTGCTTCTTCTGGAGCTTCACGCGCTCCCCGGAGCTGCCCTCGCCGATAAGGTCGACTATCGCATTGAACGCCTTGGTGTCCCCGAGCGCCGCCTGCCGTACCATCGCCGCGACTACCGCCGCGCCGTAGGTCGGGTCTGCTCCGAAGCCCATGTCTACAGTCATGTTGTATATGTCGTCGTTCACGATTCCGCTTGAGAGCAGGTCGTTCATCAGGGATTTCAGCGCCTTTTTGCGGCGGCGGGTCTCGCCGGATTTCTTGCCGCCCTTTCTGCCGTTTTCTCTTGCTTCGCTCTCGCTTCGAAACGGTACTAAATTCTTATCATTCAAACATCACCACCTGCTTGCATAGAAACAGCGCCCGGGCGATTGCTTCGGGCGCTTTTCAGTATTTCATGATACTAGTATAGCACATTTTCAGCTATCATTCCATATCATCTTTACGTGCTGGAGCGCCCGCCCGTGCAGGCGGCATATCTGCGGATAGCTGTAATTCATGCGGGCGGCGGTTTCGTCGAGGGTCAGCAGGTTGATGTACTTGTACTCCAGCAGCGTGCGCAGGCGCACCTCCGGGACGGTCGCTATCGCCGCGCGTATCTCCCGCTGGAGGTCTATGCTGCGGTCGATGTCCTCGTTTATCTCGCGCTCCAGGTCGACTATCCGGGCGGTTATCTCGCCGATACGGTCGCGGGGCGTTGGACTGTGTGTACCGTCCGAGCTTCCGGAGCTTACCGTCTGGGCTTTCCGGCGAAGCTCCCCAACCTGCTCCAGCTTAGCGTTTATGCTGTCGTTCAGGTCCTTGTACTGCGAGAGGTATTCTTTTGCGGTCATTAGCGTCCCTCCAGAAACATGGTGTCCCTGACTTTCCCGCACTTTTGGCAGACCAGATAAACGCGTTCGCCGTTCAGCCCCGAAAAACTCTGGATTTTCCTGCACCACTGGTAATCGTGCCTGCAAAAAAGCCGCTTTATCATTAGTTTCATTTCTCCACCTCTACCTCGTCCAGCGCGGCGATTATCACGCTGGGCGTATTTACGTCCATCAGCTCAAGCGAATACGTCCAGCCGCCTTTTGCGTACCGCGTGATAACTCCGGATATCCTGCACCTGGAGGTTATCCCCATGTGCGTGTGCAGGACTACCGCGCCCTGTTCCGCCGCTTTCGTGACTTCTTCGAGCTTCATAACAGCACCTCGATTCTTACAAAAATCCCGGGCATCTGCGCCCAGAACTTTTCGCACAGCTCCGAAGCGACAAGTGCGTCGTCCTTCCAGAATCCGACCGCAGTCATGCAGTCCTTGAGGAGCTTCTGCAAATTATCCGTGTCCGGCTTTGTCGTTCTGTACTCGCCGTCAGCGTGACCCTCTACTGGGAAGCACCACCGTGTTATCAGCCGAACTCCGCAGGTATACGGCTTCTCCGGCTTATGCTGTGCCAGGTGCGCCGTGAGCTTCGCGCGGGCTTCTTTAAGCTCCGGAGGGTCGTAAAAGCGCGGTCTGCCGTTCCGGACTGTGACCTTGTGCTCCTGCGCCGTCACCGTCGGCGGTATCATCGGCAGGAAGAACTGCAATGAGGAATCCTCCAAGGGACACGCATAGGATTTATCGCAGCTAGGCATTGTGCAGCCCTCGCGGTCTGAATCATATGCGCCGCAGTTGTAACATTCATTTGCCATATTATTACATTCTCCTTTCTGAGAAAAAAATTTGCTTTGTCAGGACAGGGGAAGGAGTCGTCGTGCGTAAGCTGTCGCACGACTACTTTCCCCCTGACCGGAGGGAAAGGGAAAAACCTATATACGTAGTATATAGATTTTCCTTCCCTCGGAAAAACTCGGTTTTTGCCGACTTTTTCCCTCTAAAATGACGTCGGGAAAATCTCGACATTTTCCCTCGCACGGAAAGGGAAATTCTCCGGCTTTTTCCCTTTGAGGGAAAGGAAATCATTTCGACTTTTTCCCTGCCTTGCCGTCCTCTACATAGAAGCCGCCGTGTTCTTTCAGACGTGTGCGGACTGTCTTTTCAGTCACACCCATGTACTCCGCAAGCTCGGATATTCCGACTTCCTTGCCGTCCATACAGCAGAAGTTGAACGCGCTTTCAATAGACTCCTTACGCTCGTCCTTGCGCTCCTTGTCGGACTTTTTCTTGCTGAAATTCCGCTGCCAGGGCTGCGCCGGGGCGTCAAGCTGAATATCTTTCAGCACCCCCGACATGTCTATCCTATGTATCGGATAATCGAACCACACATTCACCGGCGTGAACTTCGGGAACTCTCGCAGAGTACCCTCGATACGCCACGCGGAACGGCTTTCAGCCAGCTTCTCCGCCGCCGATATACTTTCCTCCGCCTGCCGCAGGGAATCCCCCGCAAGCGCGTTTCTGACGTGCTCCCGCATTGCCTTGGCCGTAACCATGTCGTCCTGTGAAATGCCGCCCGCCTTGCCGCTGCGGACGAGCAGGTCATAGCAGATATTGCACACCGCCTTGTTCTGCTCCTCCTTAATGAGCGCCTCCGGGAGCCCCAGCTCGATGAGGTCGAGGAGCGCGTCCGGGTCGCGGGCGAACACGCCGGAGCCGGAGGCTCTGTCCATGCTGCGCTTGGCTCCCTGCGCTCCCTTTGAGTGATGGTGGCAGTATATCACCGCGCAGCCAAGCTCCGTGCAGACCTTGTCGAACTGGTTGCAGAAGTGCGCCATCTGGTCGGCGGAGTTCTCGTCGCCGGTTATGACTTTATATATCGGGTCGAGGATTATCGCGAGGTAATCTCGCTTTGCGGCGCGGCGTATCAGCTTCGGCGCGAGCTTGTCCATAGGCACGGACTTGCCGCGCAGGTTCCAGATGTCGATGTTCCGGAGGTTCTCCGGCTTCCAGCCGAGCGCGTTGTAGATGTCAGCAAATCTATGCTCGCAGGAAGCCTTGTCCAGCTCCAGATTGACGTACAGAACACGTCCCTGGGCGACTTTCCAGCCGAGCCACTCCCGCCCCTCCGCGATAGCCGCGCACAGCTCTATCAGCGCGAACGACTTGCCCGCCTTCGAGGGTCCCGCGATGAGCATTTTGTGCCCCTGCCGGAGAACTCCCCCGATAAGCGGCGGCGCAAGCTCCGGCATGTCGTTCCAGAAATCCGCCGCGTTCTCGAAGCCCGGGAGGTCGTCGTTCACGCCCTCTATCCACTCACGCCACTCGTTCCAGTTCGCCTTGCCGATGTTCGTATCGACGATGTACTGCCGGTTCTCGCCGCGCTGTACGCCCGGAATCCTCGACAGCCGCGAGGGATTGCGGTTCTGCGTGTCGGGCTGTAAGCCGTTCTTCTGGCATATCTGGTAGAGGAAATCCACCCGGCGGCGGTACTCCTCGTAGTTCTCCGCGTCGATTCGGACGATAGCGTGCAGGCTCTTTTTGCCGCTGTAGACCAGCGCCGCGACCGGGAGCTCCAGCTCGCGGATAATAGCGTTCTGCTGTTCGATATCGACGTTGTCGCTCTCCACCAGGGCGTAGCGGAACTCCGTTACGTTCTCGTTCTTGATACCCCTGCCGTCCAGCGGGTTGAAGCGTATCCACGCCCCCGCGCGCGGGTTGTAGTCCCCGAGGACAGCGCCGACATCGCCGCCGCATTTCGACAGGTGCGCGATGAGCTGACCCGCCGTGCGGTCGTAGGCGCCCTTGTTCGCGGGAATGAACCTGCCGTCCTTTTCGTAGCTCTGCATGACATAGCCGACCTTGTCCTCCGGCTCGAACAGCGCTTCCAGGTAGCGGATTATTTCCCGCGCGGGATTCCAGTCGGCGGGCGGGTTTATCTCGCGTCCTTCCACCCAGTTCCTGTTGACCACGACGTGTTCCTCCGGGGCTTCATATGATATCTCGTCGTCCCAGTCCAGGGCGCGGCTTTCTGCGGCGGGCATTCCGCGCTCCTTTGCGAGCTGGACTATCGTCGCCCCGGTGACGGGGTTCGGATTCCCGCCGAAGCTCTCCCACTTCTTCGCGCACTCGCCGGAATGATAGCGGCTGTCGGAGCGGCTCCAGTCGTCCCACACGGAGCAGGGCAATCCCTCCTGCTTCAGCGCCATGCCGACGTTCACCCAGGTCTGATAGTCCAGCGACGCGGGGTCTATGTATTTTAAACATTCTGTTATATTCATAAGCACCTTTCTTTCAAATTCGGAATTCGGAATTATGAATTCGGAATGAATGTGTCCCGCTCCGCGGGACTGATTTAAATTCGATACAATCGGAATACGTCCGCGATAGCGGACACCGAAATTCCGCATTTCGCATTCCGAATTCCGAATTATTCTGGCGTGTATTCTGCGGGAATTACGCTGTGCGGTACGCGCCAGCCGTTTGCGGCGATTCTCGTTATCATATTGCTCGCCTGCTGGAACGTCCATTCCCCGACGTGCAGGAAGCCTTTGTTCTCCAGCAGGCGTATCTGCTTCGGGGTAGAAAGTCCGTCCATGCGGCGCTTGTTAAGGCGGTCGAGGAGCATTGCCGCCTTGCCCGCGTTCTCTATCTCGTTCGGGTAGATTCCGTACTTCTCCAGCGCGTCGAGCTGCTTCTGCGACGGCGGGGACATCTCCCAGCCGAACGACGGAACGTAGCCGGACAAGTCCTGCGCCTGAATCGACATCTCGAACTGGAGCGGGTCAACTAACGCGCGCTTGCGCTTACGCATTTCGCTGAGCTGCTTCGCGAGAGCCTCCTCCCGCTGGGTTACTACGTCGGTTTCCGCTCTTTCTTCGGCTTCGGTGATGTCCAGCGGACAGCCCGCCGCCGCGAGGTTCTCCGTCATTTTCTGCGCTACCTCGCCGCTCTCGCAGATGAGGTGCGCGGGTCTGCACAGCTCGTGCCGCTGCGTATGCCAGAGGAAGTCCAGTAACAGCAGGTCTTTCTTGCCGGGACTGAGCCGCGTTCCTCTGCCCACCATCTGGCAGTAGAGTCCGCGCACCTTTGTCGGGCGGAGGACTATCACGCAGTCCACGGAGGGGCAGTCCCAGCCCTCGGTGAGGAGCATTGAATTACAGAGCACGTTGTACTTTCCGGCTTCGAAATCCCGGAGTATCTCCGCGCGATTGTCGGAATTTCCGTTGACCTCCGCCGCCCGGAATCCGCGCTCGTTGAGGATATCCCGGAACTTCTGCGAAGTCTTGACCAGCGGCAGGAACACCACCGTCTTCCGGTCGGCGCAGTTGCGGAGCATTTCGTCGGCTATCTGATAGAGATACGGCTCGAGGGCGGTGTCGAGGTCTGCGGCGCGGAAGTCCCCCGCCTGGACGGAAACCCCGGTGAGGTCGAGGTTCAGCGGGATAGTCAGCGCCTTTATCGGGCATAGGTAGCCCTCCCGGATAGCGCGGGGAAGGGTGTACTCATACGCCAGGGAATCGAACACCTGACCGAGATTCTTCATATCGCCGCGGTCGGGGGTCGCAGTCACACCGAGGACTTTCGCGCCGCTGAAGTGCTGTAATATCCGCTGATAGCTGTCGGAGACGGCGTGATGAGCCTCGTCTATTATGATAGTATCGAAGTAATCCGGCAGGAACCGCGCGAGGCGGCTCTCCCGCATGAGGGTCTGAACGCTCCCGACGGTTATCCGCCAGAACGAGCCGAGGGAGGTCTCCTCGGCTTTCTCTACAGCGCAGTTGAGATTGCAGGCTTTATGTATCTTGTCCGCCGCCTGCTCCAGGAGCTCCCCGCGGTGCGCCAGAATGAGCACGCGCTCGCCGCGCTTCACGCAGTCCTCGGATATCTTCGCGAAAACTATCGTCTTGCCGCAGCCGGTCGGGAGCACGAGCAGGGTGCGCTGTACGCCCTGCTCCCACTGACCCAGCACGGCGGATTTCGCCTCGTTCTGGTAGGGGCGGAGCGCTATCGGAGCCGCCCTGACCTCCTCGGCGGGGGCGGGCTCCATTAATGTGAGCTGATTTTCCATGCGCTCACCACTTTCCGGGGGTGAATACGCCTGTGGGCTGATTAGCGGGGGCGGTCTGCGGAGCCTGCTGATACTGCGTCGGCTGTGCGTACTGCTGAGGCGCGGGCTGATACTGCGGCTGTGCCTGCGGTGCGCTCTGGGGCGCGGTCTGCGAGACGTTCTGTGCAGGTGCAGATGAATTTTCAAACGGATCATAAAATTTCTTGATATCGTTGGACTGCATATCCTCGCCGTTCTTGCCCTTCCAGCTGCGGACGGTTATCTTGCAGCGGCCGTGCGCGCCGGGGACGGCGTTCCAGTTCATGCGGAGGGGTTCGCCCTTGCGCTTCAGACCGATACCCGTGAAGAACGCGGAGAGCAGTCCCTCGCAGCGGGTGTGTAGGAACAGATTGTGCTTCAACGTCGCAGCCGAGCCGTCCGGAAGTTTTACCGACAGCGTGACTATCGCCTTGTTGCAGGGCGGTAGCTTCTCGCTGCCCTCGTGCCTGCCGCGTTCAAATCCGGTCACGGTGAAGTCGTAGTCGCCCTCCGGGATTATCGTGAAGTCGCTCTCGCGGGATATTTCGTCGTCCCAGCCTAATTCTCTTTCGATTTCTGACATTGTGGTGTCCTCCTATATAATGTTGCAGGAAGTTTTTCTTTCCTCCCTGACCGAGTTTAGCATGTAAAATACTGCATTTTACTGCAAAATCAGAACGGGTATTTCTGTTCGTTGATGAAATCAACAATCTGCTTCCACGCGCCGACCAGAACGCCGCTGACGAAATCCTCCGGGTAGGCGCTTATCGGCATGTCCTCCGGGAAGTAGCCCTTCATCGCGACCGCCGCGCGTATCTGCTGTTCTGTTATCCCGGAAGCGCTCATCAGGTCGGCAAGGCTCTGCGGAATACCCGGATGAACTTCCGTCGCGGAAGTACTCGGAGCAGGCGCCGTATCATTAGCAGGCATTGAGATACCGCCCTGCGGAGCAGGGCTCCATAATTCCGAATTCCGCATTCCGAATTCCGAATTTGAAAAGATCTGCGCTATCTGCGCGTACTCCATCGGAATCTCCTCCGGGAGCCCGTAGCGGTTCTTGGCGTCCCAGCAGGGGTGGTGCTGGGTGTACATCACGCGGCGGTTCCCCTGCGCCTTGTGCTTCTTGCCGTCCTTGTCCGTCTGGACTACGACGGTCTTGTAGTTGCAGAACAGCACGATGTCCGCCCACTCCTTTATCAGCGGGGATATCTTGTTCGTGGTCTTGCTGCCGAGCTTCATCTCCCAGCGGTCGTAGCTTCCCATCTCGTCCGGCTGCTCGAACTTCCGGAGAGCCGCGTGCGCGGTCAGGGTGACGTTTATCCCGGCGTTTATCACCTCGGTGAGCTTGTTCAGGAACTTCCCGAAGCTCTCCTTTTCGAACTCCCAGCCCTTGCCGTAGCCGAAATCCTCGATTCCGGATTTGCCGTTCTTCGCGCAGAGGTCGGCTATGCAGAGCTGCTCCGCCCAGTCTACGGTGTCAATTACGAGGGTCGCGCAGGGGCGCTTGTCACGGACGAAATCCAGCTCCTGGAGGAGCATTTCCCAGCTTGACGGCGCGGGTAATCTCGCTACGTCGAGCTGCTTTGTAGAGCCCTCGGTGTCGATGAAAAGGGGGCTTGGGAACTGCGCCGCGAGGGTCGTTTTGCCGATTCCCTCCGCGCCGTAAATCACCGTTTTAACGGCGGTGTGTACTTTTCCGGTTGAAATGTTGAAATCCATCAGAATACTCCTTTACTCCAGGTTGCCCTCTGCGGGGCGGCGTCCGTGCCTGCGCTGGTGATTGTCGGCGCGGCTGTAGCGGCTGTATTTGCAGGCTGTTCAGTCGGCTTCGCATAGCCGTCCTCGATGATGATACTGCACTCGCCGCCGGTGCTGACGCGGGTCGCTATCACCTGCAAGCCCTCCTGCTCCAGCCATGCCCCGAACTCCGCGAGGGTCGCGGCGTCCATCTGCTCCAGCTTGTCCATGAGGACGAATCCGCACTGCGGGTTCAGCCTGCGGACTATCGCCGCAGATACCCGGAGCTGCTCCGCGCCGCTCATGCAGTCCCACTTTGCGCCGTTGTAGGTGAGTTCGCCCTCCTGCACGGAAAGTCCCGGCAGCGGGAGGTCTGCGCCGTCCAGCAGTGCGGTTTTCTGCGCGCGGATATCCTCTATCTTCGCTGTCAGCTCGTTGTACTGCTCGCGGGTCTCCTGCGCCTCCGTGAGGGCGCGGTCGCGCTCGCGCCTTGCCCGGACTTTCGCGTTGATAACGTCGATGTCGTGAATGCTCTGCTCGATCTCGGCGGTGCTTTCGTCCGTGAGGTCGGCGGCGGACTTGCGGGCGGTCTCGGCTGCCTGCTGTGCGCGGGCGAGGACTTCCGCGGCGCGGTCGTACTCCTGCCGGGCGCGGAGTAATTCCTGCTCGCATATATCGCGGTTCTGCCGCAGGCGCTGATTTTCGCCGTTCTTCGCGAGTATCTCCTGCTGACTGCGGAGCAGCTCGGAAATGCTGACCTCCTCGGCGGGGGCTTCGGGGTAGTCCGGGAGCTCGTCGGCGTACTTCTGCTTCTGGTCGGCGACCTGCCCGACGGCGCGGCGCTGATTATAGGCGTTCTGCTCCTGCTGCTCCAGCGCGGCGAGCTTGTCCCCCACGCCGATTATCCGGAGGAGGGTCTGCGCCTTTTCCTTGCTGGTCGCCTGCATGAATTTCGGCAGGTCGAGCGCGAGCTGCCCGATGAACTCGTTGAGGAGCTGCTGACCTCCTTTGCCGCCGTTCGGGTCGGTTATCTTGAGCGTTCCCCGGTCGCCCTTGCGCTCTACGATAAGCCCGTTCGAGAGGGTCACGCGCAGGTGCGGAGGAATTACCGAGCCGTCCCGCTGCGGCTGCGAGGGCTTGAACTTGTCGCCGCCCAGCGCCCAGGCTATTCCGTCCAGCACAGAGGTCTTGCCCTGGCCGTTGTTCCCGCCGATGACTGTCAGACCGCTCTCCGACGGGGTGAGCTGCACCGCTTTTATGCGCTTGATGTTTTCGAGTTCAAGGTTGGTTATTTTTATCATCTTGACAAATCTCTCTTTCTGTGGTACAATACCATTGTGATAAACTATTATTGTCTTTGCCGCTCCCGAGCGCTCGCTCTGGGGCGGGTTTTCTTTTTCTGCGGGAGCAGTCCTCTAAACGACCACACCATGATAATGCAAGTGATTGCAACTGCTATGTCCATGCCGTTCATGGAGTAGCTCCAGCCGTTCAGCGCGGAAGCTATCCATCTGAGGTGGAAGCCTACCAGCGCGGCGGTTGCGTATACTATGTACTTCTTCACGCCTGAACCTCCATAGCTTTCAGCTTCTTAAATCTGCGTTCCAGGTCGGCAATGTTAAGCCCCCAGGCTTCGTAGGCTATCTCGGTGTTCACGCGCTGGGCGTTCCAGACCGGAGTGTTTCGCTCGGTCATTATCGCCAGAGCCTTGTTTTTCAGGCTCTTGATGGTCGCGGGCGCGAGCTTCCCGAAAAGTTCCCTGATGTCGCTGTTGGAAAGCTCGATTCGCTCGTAGTACAGCCGTATCGCGGTTTCCAGAGATGTTACCTGCGGTACGCGGACGTTTGCTGCTGTTGACGGCATTGTGTTCGCCTCCTTTCGTTATGCGGCGTGTGCCGCTCTCTGTGCTGCCCTCTGATCCAGCAGATACATGAGTGCCGCCGCGAATATTTCCGCCTCCTGCTCTATGACGGCGCTGCTCCATATGGAGTAATCCCCCCTGCTGCTCCGGACGTGCAAACAGTAGTGCCCGATCTCATGCGCCAGCGTAAAACGCTTTTCTGCGCGGCACAGCGTTTCCCGCAGAACTACGATGGCTTCTCCATCGTTTGCGCCTATCAAGATAATGCCTTTTTCACTGGGCTTGAGCATGTCAACGTACTTATTCAGCACTACCCCGCCTATTCCCAGACTTCGGGCAAGTCGGCACATATCCAGGCTGTCTCCCAGCTCCCGCGCGGCTATGTCCAGGATATCCGCAGCATACGCCACGATCTCCCAGCATGGCACCGTTGCACCGCACTCCGGGTCGGACTTTGTTGCGTGCCGCTCGAACGCGCGTAAATACTCGCCTGTGAGGGGTGAACTATGCGCCATGAGTAACACCGCCTTTCAGGTCCTTTGCCCTGTCTATCTGGTTGATAATCTCCAGCAGCTTGCAGATTGAGCCGCCCGCGCTCATGTACTCGCTAAGCATTGCCCCCAGCTTTAAGCCGTTTTCAAATGCCTGCTGTTCGCCACCTGTGAACGGCTTGACGCGAGCGGCGCGCCTGGCTCTCTCGCTCCTCTGTCCCAGTATGTACCCGGTGCGGTACAGCGTTCCCAGCGCTGCGACGGCGGTATAATCCGGGTCGAGGTTCGCGCCGTACTTGGTTATGTACTGGTCGTATATACCCCGCGCGTCTGTCATGTCGGCTATGCGTATGTTCTCATGGCACAGCGTCAGCAGCGCCGCCAGCTCTTCCGGGGTCGTCTTTATGGGTTCTCTCATGATGTTACCCCCTCAGGAACTTGCTGATAAAGTACGTCTGCCCCTTGCCGGTCACTTTTGTCGTGCGGTTTATCCTGACCGAGCCGTCCGGATTATTGACCGTGCTCTCCTTGACTTCGAACAGCCCCATCTCCATAGCGCGCTGTGTGGGCATATTGTGAGAATTGCCGCCCTTCATCAGATAGCCCTCCTGCCTTAACTGCTCGAACAGGCGTTTCTGTCCGGTCTGGACGCCGTTCTGCTTGAGTATCTTTGCAAGGTCGCCTATCAGTATTGAGTTGTGCGCCGTTTCGACTGCCTGGGCGAAAAGCACCATGGGCTTGTCCTGCTCGACCTTGGCCTCCAGCTCAACGCGCTTTGCCTTTTCTTCCTTGAGCTTTGTCGCAAGCTGTATCAGGAAGTCCGGAGAAGTCAGAGCCTGCTCCAGCGTGTCGTCCGTCATGTACGCGCCATTCCTGCGTATCGTCGGGAGCACCTCGTCGAATACCCAGTGCTCGAACTGCTCAGCCGCCGGGAGCTTGCTGTGCGTTATCAGGCGGTAGACGTTGCCCTCGTTGATGAACTTCGCCTGCTGTTCTCTGCCCATGCTGTCGATGAGGGGGTAAATCGCCACCCCATTCTCTTGGCAGTGCTGGACAATTGCTTTCTTGGTGTCTGAGTACCCAAGGGCTAAAGCGATATCCTTACCGCAGAACAGCACCGTGCCGTTCTCCTCGACCGTCCGTATCTCTCCGAACTGGTCGTTCTTGAAAATCTGTAAAGCGTTCATGTAGTTTCCTCCTTAAATCTTGATAGGTTCCAGTAGCTGATCTGCGGTGCAGTGCAGCGCCGCCGCAAGCTTCTTCAGCGTTACGATGTCGGGTTTTCTTGCTCCAGTTTCGTATTGTGTAATCGCACTTGCTGTTATTCCGACAGCCTTTGCTAGTTCTCGCTGGGTCATGTTCTGGTCCTTGCGGTACTTATAGATTGCAGTCATTTTTATCACCTCCGTTCTCACGTTGTGTTATCATTATAACTCACAAAACGTTATCTGTCAATAGGTGAAATAACATTTTGTTAACTTACACAAAATGTGACCTAAATTATTGACAAAGATAACAGATTGTGATATTATAATAGATGAAGACGCAGAACAGCGTAATTAACAGGAGAATGAATATGTTTAGCAATAGATTAAAAGAATTACGTCAGGAAAAAGGATTGATCCAAGAGCGCTTTGCACAAGAACTTAATGTTTCAAAAGGCGCTGTGGCTATGTGGGAAACCGGCAAACGTATACCGGATTCAGAGATGTTAAAAGCAATCGCAAAATTCTTTTCTGTTTCTGTTGACTATTTGCTAGGCGAATCCAAATTCCGCAACAACGAAGAACTAATCAAATATAACGAGGACAGAGCGAACTGGGGAATAAATGACCCTTACTTTGAGGCGGCATTCGATTTTGCAAAACTTCTTACTCCTATCAGAGAAGAACAGGGAGTTTCCCTGTCAGAGCTTGGAAGAGTTATCGGTGCTTCCAAAGAACAAATGCAGGACATTGAGGACGGAGTTCTGCCCATAACATACGAACAGGCGGAAAAGCTGTGCGAACATTTAAGGACAAACGTATCTCAAGTTCTATTTGATAATCAACTCTATGACGATGAGGTTCCGGAGGAATATCACGACAATGTGAAAGCCTGGGAACACAAGAAGAAAGAACTTGAAAAGGAGGCAGAAGCAAATGTTGATGATCTTCATGAGGAGATATTAAATCCAGATATTCTCATGATAGCGCGAGCAGGAGAAAAAATGACGCCTGAACAGGCAGAGAACTTACGGAAGTATGCGCAGTATATGTTCCCGGAGGCATTTAAGAATGATTGATGAAAGCAGACGAACCGATATTTATAACGTAGCTTTTTTGTTCATGATCGAAAATAATTTGGATACTATTCCAGTTTCCATAGAAAGAATCTGCCGGATACTGAAAATTGAGCTTGTCCCTTTAACGCAAATTTCGTTTGAAACGGGGCTAAGTCAAGAGGATATTTTTGCTTTATGGGGCAACAGGGACGGAGTGCTTCAGTACTTCAACGGAAGGTATAAAATAGCATATAATGATCTGCAATCAGAGGTCAGACGCCGCTTTACCGTGATGGAAGAGATATCTCACTGCCTTTTGGGTCACGGTCTCGACCCAACGTTCAATATGTTCAACCAACACTATGACCGCCAGACATATGCAAGGTATGAGGAGGAAGCTAGAATGTGTGCGGGGCTAGTCCTGTGTCCGCCACAGTACTATTACAACTTTCCGTGTAAGATGTCAAGAAATCTGTTTCAGCAGATGTATAAGGTTTCTGGCAGCTGTGCTGAAACCAGAATAGATATTCTTGCTAAATATGAAACGGAAATCAAGAGAAATGATTTCTATGGAGTTCTTCCAGAGGTAAAATATGAAAATCCATTTTCTCCGTGGCCTTGGGGACTGTACAGACATAATCAGGACAACTACGCCGTAATATAAAAAATCCCCTGCCCGAAAGAGCAGGGGAACATCATAGAAAGGGGAATACCAATGCCAGTAAACAAAACCGGCGTCAAGAAAAACGGCTTGCAGCAGTACCGCGTTCGCGTGAATTACACCGATGCGGCGGGCAAGGCTCGCCAGATTGAGCGCACCGCCTACGGCCTAGCGGAAGCCAACGCGCTGGAGCAGTCCCTGATAGCCGAGTACAAGGACAAGAAGCAGGCAGTTTCGCGCATGACCGTCCAGCAGCTCTACGACGAATACGAAGTCTACCACAGCCACGAAACACGCAAGACCTCCCACGACAGCGCGATGAAGAACCTGCGGCTCCGGGTAATGCCGACTATGGCGGGATATCGCCTTGACAGGCTCTCGCAGCCGGTCCTCGCGAAGTGGAAGAACGACATCGCCGCCAACGAAAAGCTGTCCATCACGACAAAGCAGAACGCATACGCCGCGTTCGTAGCTATGCTGAACTACGCCGTGAAAATGGAGTACCTTGTGCGGAATCCCCTGAGCGCCCTCGGGAACTTCAAAGCTCCCGACGCAATCGAGAAGCCCGCCGACAAGCTGCACTACTACACCTCGGAGCAGTTCCGGGCGTACATCGCCGAAGCAAAGAAAAACGCCCGGACCGTGACGGACTGGGCGTTTTATGTATTCTTCTGTATCGCGTTCTACACCGGGGCGCGCAAGGGCGAGATAAACGCGCTGAAATGGTCGGACATTGACGGGAATATCCTGCATATCCGTCGGAGCATTTCGCAGAAACTCAAGGGCGGCGATGTCGAGGGTCCTCCGAAGAACAAGTCCAGCTACCGCGACCTGCAAATCCCCGCGCCGCTGATGAAGATACTCGCCGAGCACAAGCGCCGTCAGCAGGAGTCCTCCCGGCTGTTCAGCGAGGACTACCGCGTGTGCGGCGGCGAAGCTCCCCTCCGAGACACCTCCATTGAGAACCACAATAAGGAGTTCGCGAAAGCCGCCGGGCTTCCTCATATTCGCATTCACGACTTCCGGCACACTCACGCTTCCCTGCTTGTCAACGAGGGAATAAACATTCAGGAGATAGCGCGCAGGCTCGGGCACTCCGACGTGCAGATGACATGGAACACCTACAGCCATCTCTACCCCCGGGAGGAGGAACGCGCCGTTGCAATACTTGATAAGATCTCCCCGGACTGA